CCAAACTTTTCAATTGCCGCCAACTCAGTGTCAGTTAGTGCTGATTCTTTTCTAGCCCACTTGCTAGTGCTGTAGTCAGCATAACCACCTTTGCTGGTTTTGGTAATGCGGAAGTCAAGACCTTTTTCAAAGTCTGTTGGCAATTCTTCCAACTCAGGATCCATCAACGCGGATTTGATTGTTTGGAAAATTTGAGGACCAATGATGAATCTACGAATTGGATTCTCTGGAGTTTTGTCATCACTCAGTGGGTTTTCACGCACAAAGCCTTGGAACACATAACTGCGTTTTTTCCAATACTTACGACCCATGTCCTCAAGACTCTTGTCTTTGAACCATGTACGAACTTCTGCCAAAATTGGGCAGGGTTCATTCCACATCTCAACACAAGGTACTTGTACTTGTACTTGCTTACTGTCCATTTCACCTTTGATTCCGGCAAATGGCAATTTGATCATTGCTCGTTCGACCCAGAAGAAAGTGTTTTTAGGATTGTTGTCTGGTAAGAATCGAAGATTTGCGCTTGCGCCTTCGTCGATGTTCCAGTGTGGATAAATTGCGTTGTCGCCACCGCCTGATGATTGACCGCCTTTGTTAGACTCAGCGGCTTGGAGTCTTGCGCGGATTTCTGCTAATGATGCCATAGTTTTTACCTTTCAGAATAGTGTGCCTATGTTTGTTTTACTAATGCCTAGTGTGTGCCTATTGCGTACACTACCACTGTAGTATACGCTAGATATTTAGCATAGTCAAACTTATTCTGAAAGTTTTGGCAAAATTTTAGTAGTTAAGTAACCTTTTTAGAGAATTCAACTCGTCTGATTCGGCTATCATTGTTTTTTTAGATTTGGCTTTGGATTCGGATACATTGGATCCAGTGCCGGCCAAACGAGCCAACTCGCTGATTGCACCCATGTCTGATCCGCAGGTACAGTCTGATTCATATAGTCCACATTCGTTGCAGGGTTCTCCACCCTCCATCATGCCTTTTTCTTTCAAGTGTGCTATTGCTTGCTCTCTAGACATTCCAAAGTGCTTCATTAGATAGTCAAGTAATGCATCGCCTTCTAATTGTTGTTCGTTGCCTTCACCTTCACCTAAACTTTCGTTGGCCTGATATTTTGCCAACAACTGCTTTGCAACTTCTGCTTGTTTCTGCATAGCCAGTTGAGGGTTATTTTTGTATTCACTGTCAATCTGATTCATGACTCCATAGTATTCGCTCTTAAATTGCGGGTTAGCTTTGGCAAATGCATCGGCTTTTGCTTTTACAGCTGAGGTTGCTCTGTATTGTTGTGAGAAATTACTTCCGCCAACACCGCCTGCGCCGTATGCGGCTCCTGCATCTGCATCATACTTGTTGGCAGGAGCACTACCGCCCATCATAGCGCCTAATCCTACAGTACCAGCTAATGCTGCCGCGCCCAATGCTTTGCCCCAACCTTCTTCTAAATCGCCATCGGCATACTCATCTTCCCAACGACTATCTTTCCATGTTTCAGGATCTGTATCGTAGTCACAAGTTTCAGTGGCTTCTTGTCTGTTTAAACCGTGTGTCTTCATTAACCATTCAATGCGAGCATAACGATCATCCATTGGATCCGAGAGTGCAGTTTCTTCCATGCTCATGGGACCTTCGTTACTGGTCATTCCGCCGCCAGTGTTTTCAGCTTCGACTACGCTGTTTACCCAATTTTCAAATTCTTTGACTTCTTGCATTTTCATAGCGGCTTCCTTTTTTTTAATGTTTGCCAGTATTGGTAGTGCATCTTCAATTCTTGGATCGATGTGTTGCTCTACAAATAAATTTTTAATTTCTTCAACCAAATCTTCACCTTCAGTAATTGCCGTCGGTTCCCATGACTCGGTGTAGCGTTTGTATCCATTGGCAGTCGACAAAGACTTGATGTTTTTACGCAGATTTTGATAGTGATCGTATGCTGACTCACGCATTGCACCTGCTTGCTCACTCAGTGATTCTTTGTTTACACGCAGAAATCTTGACAGCACATTCAATTCATTTGCCATCTCATTTATATGCTGTCCCATTGCATCGTAAGGAGTACCTCCTTGACGCACATGTTCTAGCATGGCACGACCAACTGATAATTTTTTACTTGCTAGTTTAAATCGTTGTCCATCTGTGGTTTCAATAAACAAACTTTCAACATAGCGAAATCTAGCATCGCTTTCTTCTAGATCACGATTGTGTCGGATCATCAGTCTGGCTTCTTTGGGTGCACCTGCATAACTTACTTTTTTTGTGCCGTAGTAGCTTTCCTTGAGCGAGCTCAACGAACGCATTCTATGCTTGAGTCTGTGCATGGGCTGTGGACTCTTGAGTCGTTTCATGTGCGATCTTGCAAAGTGTCTGAGCAAGTACAAGAATTTGTCCCAGTCTTCCTGGTCAGACGCTTGGGGGCGGTTTGTAATGCCTAATGCTGAAAAAATTTCTAAATTGCCTTGTGTGTCTAGTAGCAAAACCATTGTTCCGTAATTATGGTCGTTGATGGTATAATCAAAGCTCAACATTTTTCCATCTTCGGGATTTTCTTCGTCCTGACCACGATAATCTTTGATCTCGGGATCAAATCCCTGTGTCACCAAAAGATCGTTTAGTTCGGCTGCTGTTGTGTCGGATGTTTTCATTAAGATATTTATCAGAATACAGCAATGAACGGCATGGGTTCTATGATGGTATCACCGTGATCACGCAACTGCCCATCAAGCTCTTGGTGGTAACTCTGCAGTTGTTGTAGCATACGCACCACTAACAATGCCGCCATTACTAAATCATCAGTTTCTCCCGATTTAGCCGCATAACTGGTGCCCATTGCAACAAAACTCTTTAGTTCTGTGATCAAACTGGCGCTGTTAATTTTCATTCTGTTGGATTCAACCATGTTTTTAAATTTGCTACAAGCGGCAAGTTTGGGCTTGTGAGAAGTGTTGAATCCTTTTCGAAAGCGTCTTCCGCTGCCGCCGGACCAAGATTCACTTAAAAAATATCCTTGTATGTTTTCTTCACCGTACTCAGCAATGCTGATCAATGCGGCTTCGCCGATTGTGTTGTTTTCTATACTGAAGTAAATGCTCTTGGGATCTTTGATAATTTCATTTATGTGCCGACATATGTCGGCCATTATTCTTACCTGGTCTGGAATAACAGTTTTATTGTGACGCCATTCTGCCACTTGCTCTGTGGTGTTGGCTTCAAAAACCTGTATGGCCGCAGGATCACCACCAGTTCCAAGACTTGGATCTAGTCCTACCACATAAATTTTACCCGACTCGGGTTTTTTAAACCATCTTACCTGCCCAGTTCTATATTCAGGTTCTTTGCCTTGTAGATCAATCAACTTGGTTGGAGCAATCAGTGTTTCATCGTTGATAATAAATTCACATTCCATCTCTCGACGAAAACGATCTTCTCCAAGTGCGGCTCTTTGTTGGTTTGCCCAAGATTCATCACGATCTGGGTGCTCTTGCCAACGAGCCCTAAATGCTTTGAATCCATTGCGACCCACCAGTGTAGGATTACCATACTGATCTTCGCATCTATTGGCACCTTTCCACAACATGGCAAATTGATCTTCGTCGCTGTTGGGAGTTGATGTGATAATTGCCTTACCACCAGTTGCCAGTGTGGGTGATATGGAGGTCCAAAACTCCACAGCGATGTTGGGTCGCACAAACGCAAACTCATCTGCATACAACAATGATATACTCATACCACGACCGGTATTTTCAGTTGTGGTCTGTGCTACAATACGACTGCCATTGTCAAACTCAATTGATCCTTTGTTGTAGCTGACCACCCCTGCTCTAATATGATCAGGACAAGATTCGTAGGCAAATCGTATCCTCTGCATGATCTCTTGGGCACCTAGATATTTGTGAGCCGCAACTAGAATTGTACTGTCGGGCACAAACATGGCATACCATAGCAAGTATCCGCCAGCTGTGGTTGACTTGCCTGTTTGTCGAGGCATCATGCTGATGCTGAATCTGTAGTTGTGATAAACATCAACCAAGCGTTCTTGATACTCAAACGGCTGGTATTTCATCTTGCCACGAGTGGGATGTTGTATGTGAAAAAAGTTACTTAAAAAATACGCAGGACCAGTAACTGGATCCGCACAGGCCACAAAGTCCTGTATTTGATCAGCGGTGTACACCTCATACTTGTGAGGTGCTTTTATTAGTACACCTTCTAGGATTTTTGCCATATTATATTTAACATTTTTTCTGCTTGCTGTCTATGAAGATTAGGTCCTGGATGATACAAGTCTCTTGCTCTATCCATATGATCTAGATCGGTATCAAAATTGTCATCGGCTGTTTCAATCAACTGGCAATTATATTCTTTGCACAATTGCCTAAACGCTAATAAATTTTTTAATTTAAGTAGATCTTGATTTAAATCGTACATTACCCAATTTTTGTATAAGTGATCGCGATTAATTTGTGCTGTCCTTCCTGGTGCTACAGTTTGTATTCCGTAAATCTCTGCTCTGGCTGGGGGTTTCTTTTGCCATACTGGAGTCTGGTACTCATGATTCGGTAACTCAATCATTTCAACCCTGCTCTTAAATGTAGTTTGATAAATTACAAATTTAGGCTTGAGTTTTGGTATCCAGGTCAATGCTAATCTAAATGCAGTATCGTTACTTCCACCTGGTTGTCCAAAATTAAAACATTGGATGTTTAGTTGATTTGCTATGATAGTTGGGTACAGTTGTTCGTATAGAAGACCTATTCCATTTACTATACTACCTCCAAATACGCAAAAATGATTGTGGGCTGAATCAAACTCAGAGCCGCGAAATCCATTGCTATTGTATTGATATTCGATGGTAGTATTAATCCAGCCTCCGGCTTTTAATCTAGAGTATTGGATAGGGTCTGCTAGATTTTTATTATATACTTCTTCACTGTCGTTACCGTACCAGTAAATAGTTTTATTTGCTAGTTCGGTTGTCGGGTTTATAACTAATTCAAGATCCATTTATCTTTTCAAGTATCTTCTCTGCTTGTATTTGATGAATCTTTGGTCCAGGGTGCAACAAGTCTCGCCCTTTGTCATCAGACTTAGAAAAGAAGTCGTCAATTGATATTTCAATTAAGGGAATTTGCATTTCTTGGCACAAGTATCTCATGGTCATGAGATTTTTAACAGCTAGCAATTCGCGATTTGTGTCAATATTAATCCAATGCTGGTACAGGTCGCTTTGTGTACTCGGAGAACTTCCACCTCCGTGTGGTTGTACTCCGTATATAACTGCTTGCTGTGGATTTTTTACGCCTGCAGGGTTTCGCTGACCGTGCCAAGGCTCAATCCATTCAAATCTATGCTTAAAAGTTGATTGATAAATTACAAATTTTGGAGCTAACTTAGGCAACCATGTTAGTGCTAGTCTAACAGATGTGCTGTCGCTACCGCCAGCTTGTCCAAAGTTATAACAAGATATTCCAAGTTTTGATTCAATAATTGTAGAATAAATTTGATTGTAGTTTAATGCAACTCCGGCTGTAACACTATCACCAAATGCACAAAAGTGATCGTTGGTAGGATCAAATTCTGGGCTACGAAATCCATGACTATTAAACTGATAATCCAGTGTATTTGTTAACCAACCAGATTGCTCTAGTTGTCGTCGAGTATTGGCATTATTTAATTTTTTTTCGTATTGTTCTTGATTGTCTTCGCCTACCCATTGCAGGGTTTGGCCAGCAAACTCTGCTTGCCATGTAACTATATTTTCAATGTCGGTGATATTATAATTCATTTTTCAACAGGCTTTTCGCCAGTAAGATATGGTCTACTGAACCACAGCTGGAACCACTCTGGAGTTCCGGGTTGTATATTATTCTGTTTCATTAACTGACTTTTTTCAGTACCGGTGATGGAAATATTGCTACCTTCGTGAGAAGAAGGATCTGCACCCTTCTCTGTTATTCCACTCAACGATCGTAGCTCATCTAAAGTCATTAGTCATCCGTGGCGTTGGCACCGCACTTGGCTCGTTTGGCATTGGTCAATGCACCAAAGTCAACTGGCCATTCTTGTCCAGGTTGCAATTCAATTGCGCCTTGTGGATAAGCAAATTGTACACCCGCTGTTTGTTGTATCTGTGCAATTGGCATACGGAATTTAGTCAAGTCATTGCCTAAATTAGGATATGGTGCAACATGAGGGAATGCCCATCCAGCAATTTCTTTGGTCTGGTTGTTGATGACAATCTTGTAAAAACCATGTGGCACTACAACACCTTTGCCGATGGTCTTGTCCTGTGCGTTGTAAACGCCGCCTACATAAACTGTATAACTTTGATTGCGTTGAACTGTCCATCCACGCACTGAAGTTTCCAACAGTTTCCAGATACCGCGATTCAGTGATCCAGCTTGTGGGCTCATGTTGGTCATGAGGAATGACTCATACGCTACCTGTGGATCCCATGACAAGTCGCCATCGGGAGCCATGTGTCCTTTGTCGTAGCCTGTGCCAGCATAGTCACCAGGCACAGCACCATTGGGCACAAATTGGTTGGCGGCAAATGCGTTGGTACGAGCAACACAGCC